GGGTAGAACGTGCCGTTCAAGTATTGGTTAGTTACCGAGGCGTTGAACTGGTCTCCGAGCACTGTGAGATTCCCTTTTACTATAACATTATTTATTGTCAGGTCGTAATCAGTACCATCAAGGTCGGACTCGAGATTAGCGGCATAGAGGTTGGTGACTGCAGCGTTCGTCCCGTTCAACCATGTCGCTCCTATCACGTTGCCAATGGTGAGGGTTTGTCCTGTCCCGTCCAAATCGCTTTCTAAATTGGTAGCGTACAGGTTAGTGGTTACGAGGTTCGTTGTGTTCACCCATGTGGCTCCTGTCACATCTCCAGATAAGTTTCCTATCATGTTTCCTTTGAAGTATGCTGCAGTAATATTATAACCCGTACCGTCCAGGTGTGATTCCAAATTATCTGCTTCCAAGTTCGTAGTGTCTATTAAAGTCGAGGCTACCTCGTTAATCGCTGTGATATTAAACCCTGTCGCGTCCAAGTTCTTTTCCAAGTTATCCGCGTAAATATTAGTCACGTTAAGATTCGTGCCATTAAGCCAAGTCGCTCCGTTCACATTCCCGATAGTGAGAGTGTAACCCGTGCCATCCAAGTTAGACTCGAGATTCATAGCTACTAAGTCTGTAGTGGTGAGCTTCTGAACCGTCACATTATATCCTGTCCCGTCAAGATCACTCTCGAGGTTTGTTGCTGACAAGTCAGTAGCGGTCAGCCTGTAAACAGTCACGTTGTACCCAGTCCCGTCGAGGTTGCTCTCCAGATTATCGGCTTCCAAATTGGTAGTGTCTATTAGCACTGCGGCGACTTCTTGTATCGCGGTGATGTTGTAACCAGTAGCATCCATGTTACTCTCGAGATTGTCAGCTACGAGGTTCGTAGTGTTTAGCCACGTCCCGTTCACGAGGAACCCGTAGAAACTATTACCTGTTATGTTAAAACCAGTGCCGTCCATGTTGCTTTCAAGATTATCAGCTTTAAGATTAGTCGTGTTCACCCACGTCCCGTTAAAACCATAAGCATACACGCTTCCAAGAGTGTCAATACTACCAGTGCCGTTGAGAATTCCTACAAAGTTCGTAATATTGTAAAACCCCCGAAGGTTTATATCACCGAAAGGAGTCCAGTCCGCTGCGAGCGCGGTTGGAACCAGCAGTAGGAAGAAGATTCCGACTGCCAACAGGATTGTTTTCTTGTTCATCTTAATCATGTAAAGTATAGCGTGTATATCGTTTCAGTGTCCCACACGTTCACCAGGAAAGTGATGACCGTGGAGCCAGCATTATGAGATATGGTGTACTGTGTGGTGATTTGTAGCACGTTACCACTGAGAGATACGAGCTCGTCGCTCGACATTATAGTGTTCGAAAGGGTTAGGGTGCGGTTCACCGCGCCGTCCACGCCAGTGCAGTCACTCCCATCATAGTGTTCTACTGTTGGTTCTTTTCCTGAACCCATCACATAGTCAGCAATTTTAATCAGTGCTCCTATTACGCATTAATCTCCTCTATGATCCACGACACTTTCTGTGAAGTACTTGTGCTCCTAATGTACACTGTAGCAACTTTTGATACTTTAAGCTTCACCGCATGGTTCTTCGGAAGTTCAAAACCAGTAGTTAGCGTCACAGAAGCGTCTCCTATGAAAATACTTTCAGTATTTGTAGAGTGTGCCTTAACGACGAGATAAAACCCGTCAGGTACTGCCTGCGTAGTAGCTGTTAATACAGTGGCAGTGTCAGCCCCAGTTACAGTGGTCTGCCCGTAGGCAATCGAGTCTAAGCTTGAAGTAGTCATCTTTTCACTCCTATCGAGTCGAGCGCGCTCACCTTTCTTATAGGCGTTTGTTCTTTATATAGTATTTGCTCGTTGAACGCTTTGTATTGGGGGGCTTCGAGAAAAGCCTTTAGACCTTCTTCGAGCCTGGACACCTTTTCAGTAGCATATTCCAGCCTGCCCTTCACTTCTTCCACGCTCTTCATTAGAGCTTTAACTTCAACATCATTCTTCTTTGTCATTAATACTTCCTCCTGTTAGTCTTGTCCTGCAATTAACATGAAACGGGGGTTGAGACCATTCTTGTCCAGTGGTCGCGTCTTCAAAACTTTTTCCGAGTGGTATCTTGCCTTTGTACTTCGCGTCCAGACGCTTGCACAGCGCGCTCGTTCTCTGGTCGAGCTTCACGTCGATTCCCTTGCCGAGTTTCAACCCTGTGGTCTTCTCCATGGCCTTGTAGCCTTCTAAGTGTCCCGCGTTCATCGCGCGCATCGTCTCGGTCTGAGCTATAGCGTTCGCCCTGCCTTCGCTCACGTCGAAAACTTTAGACACTCTGGCTTTCAACAATGTGATCCCCTCACCGTTAAGAATACCTCTCGAGAGTTCTGCTTTCAAATCCGTGGCAATCTCGTCACCCATATCTTTCACGAGGTCGAACGAGTAGTCCTGCAGGAAGTCTACAGCGCGCTGGTCTGGAATGAAGTTCTCGCCGAGCTCTTGCTCCGCGCTGGAAAGTCCCTTGTAGAAAGCGTTTCGGATGACTCGTCTGACAACATCGCCAGCAGCGGTGAGGCTCATCAAACTCTTCACCTTGCTCACGAACTCGGAGGGTATGCTCTTGACCTCGCTTAGTTTGGACACGCCGCCGAGGAATGCTTCTAAGTAAGTATTAACATCTTTTTCTTTTTCTTTAAACAAGTAAGACAAGGCTCTTTCGATCTTCTCTGGCTTCGAGATGGTTTCAAACTCTCCAGGCGAGAGTGGGTTTTCTTCTGGCTTTCCAACGAGTGCTTTCTCCTCTTCTTTTTCTTTTTGTTTTTTCTTTTCTCGTTCTGACATCATATCCTCGAGACCGTTCTTATCGAAAGGGTTGAACTGTGATTCTTTCTTCAGCTCGTCCCCGCCTTCCATCGGATCAAGGCCAATCTCTTCACGAATCTCGTTCTTCGTCCTAATCCCGTTCTTTATTTGAATCTCGTACAAGCCGTGTTTTTGAATATCATCATCCAGATCGTAAATGTCAAACTGGAACATCACATCATCAATACCTTTTACAAGAGTACCGTCTTGTAATCTGACTCCTGTTTTGAACTCAGTGATGATCTCCTGATTCACCCTGTCCTCGATCAGACGGAGTAGTGGGTAGATAGCCTTCTTCTTGTAAATCTTGTTCTGCGTGACCTCCACATTCCTACTACTGTCTTCTGTGAATCCGAGCTCCGAGGGTGTCACTCCGAATGTGGCCCACACGATCTTTGTAAACCACTGCTGCTGTGCGATCAGCTCGATCTCCGCTGCTGAGAATTGGATTCTTTCGAACTTACCCTCAGTGCCGAGGATAGGCATATGATGCCAACGCTTTCTAAAATCACCGTGCTCGTCTTTAATCTTAGTAACTTCTTTCCACTGATCCTTGAAAGACTGCACCGCTGCAGTGTTCGCGTTGAGCATTGTGAAAACTCCCTTCGGAATGTTATTATCAGTGAAATAATCCAGGTTGTGCTCGACCCCGTAGGTGAGCATCTGGATAACTTTCAAAAGAATTTCTACTGGAGAGCGTCCGTAAATATCGTCAGTCCTGGGGTTGCGTTGGAAGTACATTATCTCCCTCGTTCCGAAAGGCATTGGTCGTCCTGAGAGTGTCCTGCCATATTGGAAGTACGCTGGCTTTTCTTTCATCCAACCTTCCTGCTGAGAGTCTGGCCTCTTATCTATCAGCATCTCCCACTCTGTCGGGATTATTTCAGCGCGGTTTGAGTAAGTTCCGAAAATGTCAGGATTTAAGAGGAAAGTGGCTCCGTTCCGAGCGTAGGCTTCCATGAACTCTGCCTTCCTGTTGAAAACTTTGACCACAGTGCCACTGTTGATTTCGAGAGTATCATATAAGAAGCGTTGTTGAATATCTTTCCACGTTTCCTTGTTCACGTTCGGATCGTCGAACCAGCTCGTGACGAGGTCGATGTGCTTGTCGTTAGTATTGTCCTTATCCTTCGGGACGATTTTAAAATCTATCCCGCAAATGTCATCCACGATTGTTTGGACGCACATGGCGACGTGTGGAGTGGCTGCGAGCCTGCGAACTTCTGGAACGTCCATAGTGCGGGGAAACCCGTATGGTGGGTTGTAGAGGAATGAGGGTATGACTGCCTTGTAGTAAGGATCTTCTGGGCTTAATTGTGAAGTGCTGGTGACTCCTATAGGGCTCCCGCCTCTGAGAACTTCTTGGATGCTCGTAATGTTGATAGGCATGAGTATGAATAGTGGACGCGGATAGATTGCTCTATCCAATTAATAAGATAGTCTTTCTTCCTTTTTATAGCTTTTGCTTGCACACCCAAGAGTCCCCATCGAGCCAAACCCATAATTCCTTTT